ATCAAAAAGAGTCTTTCTATAAAGGTATTGTAGATCGCAAACCTGAACAGGTTAAATTTTTAAAAGGCTGGTTAGCCAGAATTGAACACGTAGATGCTGCTGCTCAAAATATGTTTGCATAAAGATTTATAAGCCCCACTTAATTGTGGGGTTTTTATTGCGAGAAAACTAGTATCTTATATGATAACCTTAGAAGGAATATTATGAATTACTTTTTAACAGTGTTCATGTTTTTATTTTGCACATTCTTTTGGCCTACCTCACACGTAGGTATTAAAAGTGACGTTACAAACACTAAAGGAATTGCAAAAGACGAACTAGATTGCTTAGTGATAAATGCATATCATGAGGCTATGGGAGAGGGTCGATTAGGGAGATTGTTAGTTACACAAGTAGTTATCAATCGTGCTGAAAGAGCTTCTAAAAGTTTTTGTGAGATTATATTTCAAGCCAATCAATTTTCTTGGACACTAAGTCAAAGAAAAGAAATACCAAAAGAAGTATATTATAATCTTGCATTCGAGGTGTATGAGTTGTATAATAATAAGTCAATTATCCCAATTGATTTCTATGATATAACTCATTTTCATGAAGTAAGGATAAAACCTTATTGGGCAGAGAAGTTAATTCAAGTCGGTACTTATAAACAACATGTTTTCTATAAAGGAATTTAAAATGAAATCTTTAATCTTGGTTCTTAGTTTGACAAGTCTAAATGCATTAGCAGAAACTGCGATATATGAAACAAATCGTGTAGGAAGTGTTCAATATCATAAAGATCATCTAGTAGTTAGAGATGATGGAAAAATAGTTACAGTAGATTCAGTAGGAAATACACAATACCATAAGCAACAGTATAAAGTTGTAGAGGGTAAGATACGACCTATTGATTCAACTGGTAAAGTTCAATACCATAAACCAGCGGCAATTGTAACTTCGAAATCCAAATAGGAGTATTTATGTTCTCAAAAGAAATCGAAGATTTATTTGAAATTGTATTTGGTGTAGATAGAAAGATTCAATATCAAGGTAAAAAGATATTTGTTTCAGAGCTTCCACCTCAAGTATGGTGTAGAATAAACAGAGTTATTTTGCGGAAAAAATAGTATCTTATATGATAACCAAAAGGAGTATTATCATGAAGTCTTTCATTGAGAAATTAACTGATCCAGAGTTCGGTGACAAGTTAGTACTGTATGTTTGTTTGTATGGGTTTGGTTTTATAACAGGTATGATCATTTTTGAAAATACTTGCAGGTAATTAAATTAACTTTAAAGGAGTCTTAAAATGAAATTTTTCTTACGTCTTATAATGTCCTTAATTAATGGACTTGGGCTTGCTTGGTCAGTACTTGCCGTTGGCACTGTAATTGCTTGGCTCACAGCACCTGCCTTCTTAGGTGTTGTGCTTCTAGCAGGTTCTACATTGCTAATAGTAAAAGTTTGTGCAGGCATTGCCTTTGTTACTGGTGCAGTAGTTAGTCTTTTTGTTACGCCTAAAGCTATTACTATTATTGAAACGGAGAGAGCATGATGATTAGACTGTTAACAGCAGCAAGAACAGGTATTAAAGTAGCCTTTATAACCTTAATCATAGCTGCAATCCTTGCCTTTGCTGGAGCACCAGTCTTCTTTGGAATGGTTATAATTACGGCATCAGTAATGATGACAGTTTATATCTATTCTCTGCTTGGGTTTCTACTTGGGTTTTGTTTTAAGTATTTTAAAATGAGACCTAAGGATGAACCCCAAAACAGTTATAATTGAAGGCTGGTTTCCAGTTTGTAAAGAGTATCCTAATATAGATCGGTTAGTACTAGACAAAATAAATTTTAAATACTCTATTAGAGAATTAGAAATTATTAGTCTTAGTATTACCAATCTAGAAAGGATTTATGGGTCTTTTATTAATCCTATTTATGTCACAGGCGTCTGTGATACAAAAGGGTCGCTTATCCCTTTCTTTATTGAAAGAAGAAAAGTTGAAACACTACAAGACTTAATTAATTTAGTTAAAAATCAAACTAGCACAATCTTGTAGTATCGTCCTCCAACACTCCCCAAAAGGGTTTGTTGGAGGTTTCTTTGTTTATTTTTTTGTTGGAGATGCAACATGACAAAGTTAGATACTAAGATACTTCATTTTCTATTGCTAGTCGTTATTTTATTTCTTTTTACAAAGCTTTCCGCAGATGCGATGATACTTGGCGCTCTAGCTATATTCCTATATCAGACAAGGAAGTGCTAGAGGTTTTGATAGGAGTCTATTTCATTATTTTAGTACCAAGGATAATGAAGAAAATTGAGGAATTAAATGAAACAAAAAATAATTGAATCCTTAACACGCAGACTTAGCTCTGAAATATCACCCCACAATCCCGTCAAATTTTTAATGAGGATTAATGTGGAAGACTACATAGACAGTACAATTTCAGTATTGTATCTATATACTAGATCTAAAAAGGGTGCTAATAAAAACACAATTTACTTGGTAGAATTAATATCAGCTATTGGACATGGTCTTAGAAATAAGATGAAATTGAAAAGAGATTCTGCACTTGCTGCAAAGTCTGGTGCTTTTATATTATATACATTTGAAGAATTGGGTCTCGTACAAGTACTAATGGGAAGAGGTATGAAAGGACATGGTAGCTACATTGTTCAAGTATTAGATGATGAGGCTATTTGTAGCTTATGGGAAAATCTTGATCCTAGAAAAATTGAGAAATTACCATCAGAAACTCCGTACGCACCCTGGGTGACTACTAGACATGAAACAGGCACATGGCTTGTTAAGACAGGTAACAGAGATGTACTTGACAAAATAACTCTCGAAACACATCCTATTATTTTTAACTGTGTAAATAAGTCCCAAGAAACAGGTTGGCAAATAAATAATGATATTTTCGATTTGTATTCTTGGGCTTTGAGAAATAAAACAGATGCATTTGCTGATATATGGGAATTACAAAATGCAGAAGCAAAAGCAACTAAGATAAGAGAGGCAAGAGCTATTGGTAGTATTGCAAAGAGATTCCTAAATAAAACTTTTTATCATTTATATTACTATGACTTTAGAGGTAGAAAATATACTGCAACTGCGTATCTTCATGAGCAAGGCTCTGACTTAGCACGAGGTTTATTACTTCGAGCTGATAAGAAAGCAATTGGTAAAGACGGCTTCTTTTGGCTAATGGTTTCAATTGCATCTAATTGGGCTGGAGATTCTGGTAGAGAAGATGGAATTAAAACAGACAAGATACCTTTAGAGAATAGATATTTATGGGTAATTGATAATGAAGAAATTATACTATCATATGCCGAATCTCCTAAGGTAAATCAAGGCTGGATGAAGGCAGACAAGCCATGGCAATTTCTTGCAGCTTGTATTGAACTTAAGAAATTGAGGGAATGGCAGTTTAAGGAGAGTGATGCACTAGAACCTTTTGAAGACTATAGCTATGAATCACATTTAGAGGTTTATATTGATGGTTCTAATAACGGTTCTCAACATTTGAGTGCGTTGACAAAAGATGAAGTAACAGCTCCACATGTTAATTTAGTCCCCTTAGATATGCCAGGCGACTTATATAAATATGTTGCAGATCATGTTTGGGAAAGAATTAAAGCTACTGTAGAGAATATGTCTAAAGAAGAAACTAAAGACTGCGAAACTTTTATTGATAATTTAATTGAACTTAAGAAACAAATTGGAAGTGCTGAACCTAAGAGTGATTTAAGAAAAGGACTTATTGAAGATATTCAAAAATTTAAAAATCAAAATCAAGTATTATTTGACAAATGTTCTGCAGTATATTGGAATAGAGTTAAAGATCATAAACATAGAAGAAAGATTGTTAAAAGAAATGTTATGACACTTCCGTATGGTGGCACTGCATACGGTCTAGGTCAACAACAAATTGATGATGCTAGAAAACACGGTATTGATATTTTACTCCACATGGAACATAAATGGGGTGCATATCTTGGTAGAGAAATCTTTGATGATTGCAGAACATCATTGAAAAGACCAATGCAATTATTAACAGTATTTGAACAAGCAGGCAAGAAGGCAGAAGATGATGGAAGATTTCTAAGTTGGACTGTGCCTATTACTAAGTTTCCAGTTGTTCAAAATTATACTCAAGGTATAGTTAAGAAGATATGGGTACAATACGGTCCACCGCAAGGTGAAAAGAATAATACTGGTTATTATGAAAATACTTTGCAATTAGCTATTTGTTTTATTGAAGACGTTAAACCTTCAAAAGGTAAACAAGCACAAGGTGCAAGCCCTAATTCTATTCATAGTTTAGATGCAGCACATCTTGCAATTACAACAAATCGAGCACAATTTCCAATAACAACTATCCATGATTCGTTTGGATGTTTGTTAGGAGATATGCCTGAATTGTTTAAGTTGATAAGAGAAACCTTTGTGGAATTATATTCTACAGATCCTTTAACGAGTCTAATGAAAGATATTGATGGAGATCTAAGTAATGTGTTACTTGGCACTCTAGATATTAATTTAATATTAGACTCAGAATATTGTTTTTGTTAAGGAGTTTAAAATGAAAGTACTTGGAAATTCTTTGAAAGAGTTAGAAGAAGGCGGTCCAATTGAAGTCTATGAATACATAAAAGAAATTTGTGATAATGATGAAGAAATGGATTTAACAGATTTAGAAGGACAGTTCGGTGGTAAAATTTATTTAATTGAAACAGTAGAAGATCTAAAAGGAATTTATACATGTCAAGAGAGCAAATTACCAAAGCATGAACAACATCCCTTATGCGCAGGTTGGGCTAGTATTGTAGAAGTTGCAGATTCATTTGATGCTTGTGAATACATAGGTAACGGAAAATTTGTAAATATTCTTTTATGTACTAACAATGCTGGCGGTAATACTTTTATTGTTCCAAGAGGAATAGCAGATACTTGCGACAATATTTTAAAGTCGATTGAATTAACTAATACAGCATGGGGTAAAAATGCTAATAACTAGAAAATCAGTATTTACAGGTATTGAAAGAACTTTAGAAATTAATATTACACAAGACCAACTTGATGCATGGCAAAGTGGAATGTTAATTCAAGACGCAATGCCAAATATTTCTGCAAATGATCGTGAATTTATTATGACTGGAACTATAGAAGGAGAATGGGATGAAGTAATGTCGGATGACGATAAGCTGTAACTAAACATCTAAATAAGGAATTATATGAAATTATTACTTGTCCAAATAAGCACCTCTGAAGCAATTGCAGTACCATTATCAGATAACTGTATAAAAATACTTCAAGAAAGTGTTGCACTAAGGACTGATCGAAATTGGGATGGTATTATAAATAACATAACAAGACTTGATAAGAGTGTGAGTATGAATATTATTGATGAGAGTCAAATACTTCCTCCCAAACCTTGTAAAGATGCTATTCTCAAAGAGCTGGAACAACAGAAGCAAAAGCTTCAAACTGAAATAGAAGAATTAGATAAACACGTAGAAGAAGTATCTAAGCTCTAACCCGTTAAATTAACCCTCAAATGAGGGACTTATGTTACTATTAATCAAGGAAGAAAAATGGCTATTATTAATAATTGTGAAATTTGGTTTGCTAAATTGGATCCGAAACGTCCTAATAATAAATTCAATAAAGAAAATCCAACTTGGGAATGTCAAATTAGGACTACTGACAAGGCAATTAAGAAAGCATGGGAAGAAATGAGTCTTCCTGTTAAAGCAATTGTTCCTGATGAGGGCAGCCCATACTTTAGGGTTAATCTTCGTAAGAAATCAATTAAAGAAGACAAATCAGAAGCATCGCCTGTTAAAGTGCTAAACGGTGCTTTGGAAGAAATTGATCCGACTTCTATTGGAAATGGTTCTCTTGGAAATGTTCGACTATTCCAATATGAATATCCAAAAGCAAGTGGAGGCAAAGGTACTGCAAGTGTATTGATGGGTATTCAAGTTACAAAGCATATTATCTATAAGGCTAAACCTCGTGATGATGACTTTGGAATGACAGATACAGAAACCATTCAACCGCTTGCTGATGAAGAAACTGATGAAGCAGAATCTTCAACGGCAGAAGACGCTAAATTCTAAAAACAAAGGGCTACTCAGATATAGGGTAGCCCTTTTTAATTGAACTTTAAAGGATTGTTAAATGCTATATACGTATACAATATACTCTGATTCTGGAACAGAAGAAGAACCAATTCGTTGTGAAGTTACAACGAGGATTGAAGAGATCAAACCAACTGATGTTTGCCACCCAAGATACGTTGAAGTATATCATAATGGTACTAATAATATTATTAAAAACTTGCGTTCTCTTGATGATTTAGAAGGCTGGATTGTAGGGCTTGAAAGAGCTTTTGCATGGAAACCTGAAAAGCAAGAAATTAAGAAAGATGCAATAAATCCAAGTCATTATCAAGGGTATGTAATGGATTTGCAATGGCTAGAAACAATGCAATATTTACCAAACTTCAGAGATCCTAAAAACTTTAAAGCAGCAGTTGAATTACAAATTAGAAAGTACTTAGACAGACTTGGTGGCAAAGATGCTGAACTTCAAGAACTTGAAAAAGCTTTATGGTATACTAAGTTTCTTGTTGCGTATGTGAAAAACAGAGGGCCAATTAGAGTTAAGGATATTGAAAATATTTTAAAGGGCTAAAATGTCTAGATTAATTTTTGATATAGAGTCGGATGACTTGTTGCAAGGTTGTACAAGAATGTATATTCTTGCAGCATATGACCTTGATACAAAAGCAATGAAGTATTGGCTTGAAGGTGACTTAAGCTGGAAAGAAGAACTTGATAAAGCTACATTACTAGTTGGTCATAATATTCTAGGATTTGATTTATATGTATTGAAAAAGTTGTTTAATTACACTCCTCCTAAGACATGTAATGTGCATGATACACTTATAATGTCTCAAGTCCTAGATTATAAAAGATTTGATAATGATGGTCATAGCTTAGCTAGATGGGGTGAATCTTTGAATTTTCCTAAAGGGGATTTTAATGATTGGTCTAAGTACTCAGAAGAGATGCTTAAATATTGTTTACAAGACGTTAAATTGACTGTTAAAGTTTATCAACAACTTGTAGAAGAATTTAAGATAATGATTTCAAAGTCTCCTAGTATAAAAGATTATATGCGAGCAGAGCATGCAGCAACAAGATGGTCAACAGAAGCAAGTCTTACAGGTTGGCCTTTTGACCTTGCTGCAGCACAAACTCTGTTTGACAGACTTCAAGTAGAAATGCAGAAAGCCTATACAGCACTATCTTCTAAACTTGGAAGAAAGACTGTTGCAATAGACAAGAAAAAGGGGATTGTAGAATCCAAAACTCCCAAGTGGACTAAACAAGGGTTTTATGATGCACACACTGCAAATTACTTTGGAATAGATCCTTGTTCTGGTTTTGAAGGTGAAGAGCGAATGGTTTTAGGAGAATATTCTAGAGTTGCATTTGAAGACCTTAGTCTTGATTCTGTAGCAGATGTTAAGATATTCCTATTCAGAAATGGTTGGGAACCGACTGAATATAATATTAAAACAGATCCTATTACAGGAAAGAAAACTAAAGCTTCTCCTAAAATTACTGAAGATAGTTTAGAATTTCTTGGTGGTGATGGTAAGCTTTACTTAGAATTTCTTACTGCAAAATCTAGACATAGCATCTTAAAAACTTGGATGGATAATACTGATTCAAATAGTATGTTACATGGTGATTGTATGGTAATTGGAACGCCAAGCATGCGATCAAGACATAGCATTATTGTAAATGTACCTTCAGTAGATAGTCCATGGGGCAAAGAGATGAGAAGCCTTTTCAAGTGTAATGCTGGTTGGAAATTGATTGGTTGTGACTCATCTGGTAATCAGGCAAGAGGTCTTGCACATTATCTTGGAGATCCTGATTATATTCATACTTTACTCAATGGAGATATTCATCAATATAACGCAGATATACTTACAGAAGTATTACTTGATATGGGCTATGTTTATGAAGTTAAAAGATCACAAGCAAAGCGTGTATTATACGCCTTCTTATTTGGAGCTTCAGGTACTAAATTATGGAGTTATATCTTTGGTAATATGGATGAAAAGAATGGTAAAAAGCTTAAGAGTGGTTTTCTTAAGGCAGTACCAGGATTTAAAGATCTTTTGACTAAGTTAGAAAGTGTATACGGAAAAACTTCTCAATATGGAAATGGATATATTCCATCAGCAGCAGGTAATAGAATTTATGTAGATTCTTTTCATAAATTACTAGTTTACTTGTTACAATCAGCAGAAAAGATTACTTGTAGTTCTGCATTGATGTTAACAATGGAAAGACTTGAAGCAGAGAATATCCCATATATGCCTTGCATATTTTATCATGACGAAATAGACTTTCAAGTACCAGAAGAATTTGCAGAAAAAGCAGCTGAAATAGGAAAACAAGCCTTTGCAGATGGTCCGAAACTCTTTGGGATTAATATTATGAGTGGCGATGCAAAGATCGGTAATACATGGTATGATGTTCACTGAGGATCAAATGAGAATAACTGACGAAATAAGAGTAAAATGTTCATTCAGGACTATTATAGAAGATATTCAATCTGAATATTCAATATATCCATCTGTCTCTGAGAAATTAGCTGATGAAGAAAAGTTAATAAAGTATTATTGTGAAGGAATTTCTTTTATAATAGGCATGCATCCAAAAGGAGGTTTTGCATATTTAGAAGATTTACAAATAATAAGTACAGAAACAAATTTAATTCAATGGCTACATGAAGAGCATATGGAAATTAGTCCTGAATATTTTCTAGTTCATTTTATTGCAAGCAATGTAATGGACGAAGGAACTCCAATGTTTATAAGGAATAAATAAATATGAATATATTTGTCTTAGATAAAGATCCTAAAGTAGCAGCACGAATGTTATTCGATAAACATGTTGTTAAGATGGCTCTAGAGACAGCACAAATGCTTTCTACTATAAATGGTGGTCCGTATAAGCCAACACATGTTAATCACCCGTGTACTAAATGGGCAAGATCAAACATTGAAAATTATAATTGGTTGGTAGAGCATGGATTAGAAATATGTAAAGAATATACATATAGATATTCAAAAGAGCATAAGTGTGAAGATATTATAATGTGTCTTAAAATACCCTTAGAAGGTGTTGTGGATAATTCTGCAGAGCCTCTTAATTTTGTTCAATGTATGGTTGATGATTTTAAACAAGAAGATCCTATATTAGCTTATAGAGATTACTACAAATTTAAAGCATCCTTTGCAAATTGGACTAAACGATCTCCACCCGAATGGTGGAATGAAGGAGTACTATGACATCTAATGTTTACGGAATTTCTATTGTATTTAATGAACGAGGGTATTGGTCAAAACAATATACCTATAAATCTAATGTTGAATATGCAATTGACTCTATAGTAGTTGTACCTACTGAGCATTTCTTTTCTGTTGGTAAAGTAAAGAAAGTAACATTGAATCCTGTATTCGATGAAAAGATCAAATATAAATTTGTTGTGTGCTCAGTCAATAATTGAAAGGAGTAGTATGAGATTAGCAATCATAGATGGAGATGTCTTATGCTATCAAGCTTGTAAACCTCGTTGGGAAAAGAAGGCTAAAATTCAAGATGGAATTTCGTTTGTTACGCTTGATGATGATGGAAAAAGATTAGAACTTGAATGGACTAAGGAAGAAGATCAAGAATATCTTGAGGAGTCTTGGGAAAATTTAAAGAAAGACTTAGCCTTGCTTCTAGATACAGTATATTGTGATGAATATTTAATGGCTGTAAAAGGTCCAAATAATTTTAGACATGTCATGTATCCAGAATATAAATTAAATCGTCACGCAGATCCAACTAAACAAAATGAATTTGTTCCTGTCTTAAGAAAGCTTGCAGTACACGAAGGTCTTGCAATAGAGTCTGAAGGCAGAGAAGCTGATGACTTTATGAGAATATGGGCAGAGCAAGCTAGAAGTGTAGGGCAAGAATATATTATTTGTTCAGTAGATAAAGATTTAAAATGTATACCAGGTAAACACTGGCTTATGCATAAAAAAGTTATCTTAGAAATTAGTGAAGCAGAAGCAATGCGACATTATTATGAACAGATATTAAAAGGAGATCCCACGGATAATATCCCTGGAGTGCCACGAGTTGGCGAGGTCAAGGCAAGTAAAATTCTTGCATCCTGTACAACCGAAGCTGAGTTTCAAGAACAGGTTGTAGAACAATACTTAATAGCTTATGGCGATGAATGGAAATATTTTCTCCTTTCAAATGCCAAGATGATTCACTTACAACGGACTACGGAAGATTATTTCAATTTTGATGAGTGGCCAATTGTAAAGGAATTAAGCACATGAAATTTGAAGGCTCTTTACCTACTTTAAAAACAACCTACGTACACAATTCTTTAAGTAATGGACAATGGAAATTTCCAGAACAAATGGGTATTGGGCATGTAGGATTTATATATGTAATACGAGACAATGTTTTAGGAAGATGTTACCTAGGTAAGAAATTATACTATGGTATGGGAAAACTTAATAAAGGTAAAGAGTCTAATTGGAAGAAGTATTTATCTTCTTCAAAATTATTAGCTGAGTTATTTAAGTATAGGCCAAGAGAAGAATTTGAGTTTATTTGTATTGAAGAGTATAAGACAAAAGGAACTCTATCATATTCTGAAACATGGTCACTTTGTTTAGTTGAAGCTCCAACTAGTCCAATTTGGTACAATACATTAATAGAAAAAGTTTCTTGGAATGTAAAAGAACCAATCACTGTTAGACATAAAGACCGATTGAATCGAATAATTAAAGGAGAAAAATTTGATGAAGAAAACATTTGAAGTTTTAGCTAGTATCACTGCCTTTGGAACGGTAATACTAATGATGTATAATTGCTATGATACGGTTTCAAGAGGGGTTTATGAGCCTATTGATCTTTTAAATCTTGCTCTTTCTGGTTTAATTTTATCTGCCGTATTTAAACATTTAAGCGAAAGAGATTAACGATGGGAAAAGTAGTTGTCAAAAATCAAGCATGCCTTAATGATGTATGCGGATCTCATGATGCAAGACAAATCTATGAGGATGGCACTTCTTTTTGTTTTTCATGTAGGTCTTTCTTCGGTAAACAGGAGGGTGAAACTATTACTACCACAACAGCACCAAATTTTTTTAAGAAGCAAGTTGGATTAGACGAGATAAAAGATCTTCCAGTTCGTGGTTTTAAAGAACGAAAGATCACAAAGGAGGTTTCAGAATTCTTTGATGTAAAAGTTTCTTATGGCGAAAATGGTGAAATAGATACTCACTATTATCCCTACGATGAAGGTAAAGCATACAAAGTTAGAAAGCTTCCAAAAGAATTTCATTGGATACATAAATCAAGCAATCTATTCGGACAAAGTAAGTTTAATGGTGGCGGTAAAAGATTGATTATTACTGAAGGTGAAATTGATGCATTAAGTATTGCCCAAGCATCTCTAGATAAATATAAAAAGATTTATCCAGTAGTAGCAATGTCTTCAGCTACAATGACAAAAGCTCTGCTAGAAAATAGAGACTGGATTAGAACTTTTAATGAAGTAGTCCTTTGTTTAGACAACGATGAAGCAGGACAAAAAGCAACAGAAGAAGCAATTAAGATTATTGGAATTGACAAAGTAAAAATAGCAAAATTACCTTGTAAAGATCCTAATGAAGT